ATATTTGAGGCCATAATTGGTACACCAGACCAGGTTTGACCTGAGTGCTTAAAATGATATTGTCTTTCGAGGTCAACCTCTTTGCGGCTACTTAATGTAGACCGCTTTGGTCGTATCAATACATCACGGAAATCTAATTTAATATCTTCTTCAATTCGCATTTTCTAATAATGTCCTCTCTTGTATATCCCAATAGTTCTCAATGGCTTTCTTAGCAAACTCTAATGATACAAACCGACCAAGGTAGTTTTCTTGATTGGCCAATATAATGATGGCCATGTATATTTTGGTGTGAGATATATTATGTGTTTGACCTACGATACAACCATTAGCGGTCTTGTAATAGTAGTGTGTATCATGGTCAGTATCTTTCCATTCATAGTTCATCATTTGTTGGTGGCTTCAATAGTATAGGGATTGGTGGTTTCTTTAAGGCCTCGGCACAGGCCTCTTCGAGCGATTGTAGTATTCGAGCCTTTTGTTTATTTCCGTGCCGATAGGTTTCAGGATTCATCCAATCTGGTAACGGTTCTTCATCAGGATCACCCCAATAGTTTTTCATTTCTCTGAATACTTTCTTTCTGCCTCAAGATATTTGTTCAACAGGAGAGGAGAGTGTTGTGGTAAGGTTTCTGGTTGTGGTTGCTCACGCTTTGATTTTTCCATTTCATATACACGATTGCGAATTTCTGTAGATGAATAAGGATGAAAGCGGTCATGGTAATGCAATTCAATGCCAGATTCAATACAGAACCTTTTACCTGTGAAGTCTTTTCTTTTATATTCATCACCTAGAAAACGAATGTGAATATTCTGTGTCATCAATAGGTTTAACAAGTCTTGCTCAGTTTCGTATATTAGAATTTCATCAATATACTTACAGGCTTGTAATTGAACATAACGCTCATAGGCCGATTGTACAGGTTTGTTTTTTACGCCTGGTCTATCAATGGTTGGATCTACCTGTAGGCCAACCTTCAAATAATCACACATATCTTTTTCTTTTTTAAGCATAGTGACATGGCCAGCGTGTAACATATCCCATGCAGAACAATTAAATCCAATTTTCATCTACAACACCTTTTATCATCTACAAATAGCGGTTGAACAATATATCTCTGGTGTAATGGTTTGTATACCTTATCAATAAACAGGCCACCAAGGATACCAACACCAACAATAATCAATAATGTTATGCTAAGCATTACAAGTGTAGCAACTATAAAATTAAGGATTTGCACCTAGTACCTCCATAACATAGTGAAGGTCTTTATAAGCAAGCGTATCGTTGGTCATACTATAGATTGATTTGCGTATTCTTTCAACATCGACTGATAACAATGGCACGGTATAGGTACGAATAAAGAAAATAGCGGCATCACCAAGAGGCACGGTTACTTGTCGCTCTGTTCGATACCACATATCTTCTAATCGTTCATTGGTCCATGGCTTCTTGACCGATGGATGCCGATTGAGGTCTGGTGAGTTCGCAATTGTCCATACAGAGCGAACAAATGGGCCTTTTTCTGTAATCATCTTTGCAATACTATCAGCGGCTTTCATTATCATTTCATTATCAGCAACAGGCTCATGTATCTCAGCAAAACTCTTATTGACCTTAGATACAGGATCCCAACCTGATGGGAAGCAAACAGAGGCCATCTGTACAGATAATTGGCCTTTCATATCAGGTGCCCATACAACAAAATCTTCTTGGTATTTGAGTATGGCGTCTTTCATTGTATCGCATTGTAAATATTCCAATACTTTTTTATACAAGTGTGGATTCCAATTATTTCCATAGGCCTGTGCCAGTATCTTTTTCTTTTCGCTGATATAAACATCATAATCTTTGTCTTGGTAAGTAATTGGTTCATTCTCACCAAGTAGCCGCATATTAGGCCGCATACGATACGGCACATCAATCTCAAACGGCATTAACATCACTCAACCTCTTGCTTGATGGTTCTAAAATCAACCTCATATGGCACACCAGATACACGGACTCTTTGGTCCTGTGGTTTATATTTCAACAGTTCATTTTCTAATTGAGCCACTTTATTTCTCAACTCTCTCAATTCGCCAGGATATGCTTCGATCTCTAAGTTCATTGTAAAACCCTATCATCTGGCGTTAAATGATTTTTGTCTGCTACTGATTGAACCAATTTATAAAATTCACCTTCGCAATTAACACCTTCATTCATACGAACCAGGCGTGCCAGTATCATACCAGACAATTGCATTGGTGTAACATTATGATTCATAACTTGATTCATTAGAAAATCATCAATTTCGTAGCTAATCTTTACTACTTCTTCATCTGTAACCATTTTTGATACAACCTTTCTTCTGCTTGATATGCTTCTTTTTCCCATGGCCGTTTATGATACGGCACCGAATCGTGGTCTAATTTGCGTGACAACCACATTGTACCTCTCTCATCAATCTCACGGTACGCATATTGTTTTACATGAACCATTTCGTGAGCTAATGTCTTAATCATTTCTTTTTCAGACATACTATGCTTTAGTTCTAACGTAAACTCTCTTGGTATGCCTCTACTATTGTGCCCATCAACCTCGGTAAAACCACACACAGGCAAATTCTTTACAAACCTTAGGTTTATAATTATATGCGATTTTAACTGTGGTGTCAATAGTTGTGTGGCAAAATACTCTAAGGCTGATGCTTGAGTTTTGTTATGTTTGCCTTGAAGAATCATCTTTTAGGTTTAGGTAATTGAGGGAGTTTTTTCCACTCCTCTAACCATTTGTCCTGTTCATTGTTTCGAATAATTTCATCATTCAATTTTTGCCGTGTTTCATTAACTGCTTCGATTATCTTATCAAACTTAACATCATGGTTGTCCATTCGTTTATCCATGCCAGTTAGTCTGTGTTCAATCAATACAATTCGCTCTTTAAAATAATCTACATCATGGCCACGGGACCAGGCAATACCCAGCAATATAACACACACAAAAACAGAAATGAAGAAAAGGAGGAAGAATATCTCAAATTTATCTTTATCATCTAAAGAATGCCAAAGAGAAGTTAATTTACTCATTTATTGTTATTATAACACAGATATAAAGTTATTGCGGCAATCAAAATGATAGGTCATCATTACGGCGACTTGGTCTATGTGCAGGTTTGCCTTCTTCATTAACGTGATCTCTGCCTTTAATTGTTGTTGTTTTTTGCCCATTATCTTCATCATAGGCATATAAACCAAATTGTACAACAGGAAATAAATCTGTTCTCATTATAATATCTAACGGGCCTGTTAAACCGTATTTGATTACATATGCTAAAAGATTCTTAGCTGATTGAGGGTCGATTGAATATGCATGAGCACGGCATATGAAATGGTAGTTTGGGCCTTCTGATGCATGAGGTGGTGTTGGGTATACAGGCCAACCCATTTTAGCTTGTTCACGACCACCAAGATAACAGAGAGTACCAATTGTTGGATGATCTAAAAATGGTTGTACCATTATTGTATCATGTTCTAATACAACCAATGGTTGGTCTTGTCGAATACATCTAGCCCATAAACTAATGTGTGACAATGCACAAGCAACTTCACCTCTTGTCATATAATGGTCCGTAATTTTAATTAGATCCATTACTATGTTATGGTGTACAGGTGAAATTATTCTATCGCCAGTACCATCATATGCATCCCAATAATCATATGGCATTCCAACTTTACGACATGATGCTGCACATTCTGAAGCTTTTTGCTCAGATATTTCGTGGTCTTTTACACGAATGATGTATGCTTTATCAACTTTTTGATTGTAAGAATAGAATAAGGATTTCATAATATATCTTTCACAGTAAACAACTAAAGGTCAACGATTTGTTCAGGATCTAATTCTTGGACAAAATTAATGAAAAGACAGGCAGCATCCTCATCGTTAAAATATCGGATAACTGTCTGTCCTGTATATTGAGAAATAACTGTAATTAAAAAGTTACTCTCATCAAAGATTGAAAACTTAATAATCCAGCCGTTTCGTGCGACTGGATACCAAGATTTAGTTTTTTCCGCTATTTGCGAAAATTTCTTTGATGGTGCCTGTTTTGATGAATTCTTTTGCATATTCGGTGGCCTGTTCATTGGCTTCAGCAGCCTTCACCGTATATGTATAAAAGGTTTTTCCTGTGATTTCATTGAAGAACTTCAGGCTCTCGTTGAATATTGTATTGCCAAAATCAACAGTAGAGGTGGCAACTTCTTTGGATTTGTTTACAACAAAAGCAAAATCATTGGTTTTTGGAAAGTCAAACATTGTGTTTCTCCTTAGTTAAGCGAGTGGGTTATTCTTTAAAATGTCTGTGTTTAGCATAATATTCGGCACGCAATCTTTGTGCTTCAACTATTGATTCAACAATACACATAAAAAAAGATTTAATTTTCAGTAACATGAGTAACCTCCTTAAGCGTTACTCAGTTATTTAGTATAATTATACTGCATCGCAACATAGAATTGAGGCAAATGTGCTAAATTTTTGCCTGGCGATTACAGGTTTATACCTGCCAGGAGCATAAGTATTGGTGTTCCGCTTTAATAATAAAGCTAAAGCTTAATAAGGTGGTCCTTTCGAATTCTACAAGAAACCCATTCATTATAGTATGATTCATGCATTAGAGCATGACGACTGAATATCTCCCAGGTCTCCCAATACGAACATTCACTCCGAGTTTTACAGAGGTGTAGTATCTCTCTGATATACTGATCCTCACCATTCTCTTTTACTTCTTCTTGTAGCTTCTTATTACTTCCCCAATAAGTCATCCAATCACTTGAAACCCGTGACCGTTTCTTTTTGCCTTTGACCTGCCTGGTTTTGGATTTGGTAAAGAATTTCTTACCAATGTATTTACGACCTGTTTTTAGGTGCGTAATCATATAGACAAAGCCAAAGGCCTCGCCTATATGTTCTTCTGTAAATTCATCTTTAGTATTAAGAAAGAACCAACTCATTCATCTTCATCCTCAACATTGTCCATATCTTCATATATGTATTCGCCGCAGAATGGACAATTTTGAGGATCAGATTCGGTTTGTTCTTCGTTATATTTGAGTGTGAATTCTGAGCTACACTCATCGCAAATATGGTGTAGTGTAGCCATTAATTACACCATGATTGTTTGGCCTCTCCGTAATATTCACGAGCAAAACCATTTGCAATTAACATGGCACGGAGAGATTGACCATTAAGAATTATATCGCCTAGAACACGGCCACCAAATTTATCCCATCCGTACAACACAGCTTGACGCTGAGTGGACTGAGCAACGGCTTGCTTTGTAAAAGCTGAGGCGGCTTGACCTCTTGCATCTTCAGCAGGACATTGTGCTCTG